CAGCTTCTTTAATGTCTCTATTGCGAGCATCATATTCTATTTCTCTTTCTAATCGAACTGGATCTTTTTTAGCTTGCTCTAGTGTAGTGTTTTCATAGTTTTGCATTGCTTTCAACGCATCAGCAGCCGCTTGAGACATGTAACCGTAATCAGCTACAGCTTGATCGTATGTTTTTTTAAGATCTTGATAATAATTATCTACAGATAAATTTAATTTATTTAGTGTTTGCGGAAGTTGTTCTTGACGATCAAACTCTTCTTTAGTTAGTAGCTTGTCACCTTTAACATACATAGTTTCTCCAGTCATCGCTTGTTGAAAAAGCTCGTCTTGCGTAGGAGGTTCGCCTTCATCAGTAGCTAATCTATATTGAAACTCCGGTTGTGATTCCGAAGAAGTAGTTTCCGAGCTGGATGCCATATCGTTTCCCGACGCTACAGGGGCATCCTGCGTCGCAACGTCGCTTGTCTTTTCCACAAGACCTTTCGTTTTCATTTTCTCTAAATATGAATCAAAGTCCATATTGTATTTTTGAGCAGCACCCTGTAGTTGTTCTAAAGAGTATTCTGTGCCATTTAATTCGTACATAGTATTTAATTATTTGGATTTAACGGATCGTAATCAGCTGTGTAAGTGTCTTTACCACTGCCTCTAATCTCAGCGTTTACGTTTTTATCGTGACGCGCTCTTAGTCTTTTTAAATAATAAGCTTTTAGTTCGTCTCTAATATGTTCACCTATAGTACGTTCATTGTTACTAGCCCCTGAGAAACGCATTTCAAAGTCAGATACTTGACCCCAGTCTGCAGTATTATCAGGATCAAAATACTTATAAGCTTTGTCGTATTCAAGCATTATCATGTCGTCAGTAATACCTGTTTCACCTGTAAACTCAAAACTAGATTTTTGTAAAGCTTGAGCCTCTTCTAATGAAACACCGTCTTTCATTATTTCGTTATAGTTAGGTATTTTATCTTTGTATTGCTCTAAAGTTTTTGTAGCCCAAGCTATTTTAGCACCAGGTAGCTTATCTTCTTTATAGTGCTGTATGAAAGTTTTACCGTCACCACCAAGCTCTGGAAAATCATGTATCCAAGACATAACGTTTTTCTTGTTAACGTCTTTGTTATAGCCAAATATTTTACCAAGACCAGCGTTGACAGCACCTTCATCAAACTGCATGTTAGCTTTGTGATTTTTATCTACTGCATCTTGCATAGTGTTGTAATACTGCAAACCATTGTCATCTCTCTCGTATATACCTTGTTGCATTTGCTCTAAGGTCATCATTTGCATACCTTGACCGTTAGGCATAGCTACTTCAAATTGAATCATACCTCCTTTGTCTATAACCATAGGAGCGGTTTTATTCATAACTTGCTGCATGTAAAAATAAGAGTCAGACTGTCTTGTAGCTTCTGAATATCTAAATCTACCATCTTTATCTTGATCGCCCATACCGTGCTTGTCTGCAAAGTCAGCTTTCTCAAGCTGCAACTTTTGCATACTACCATTAAGTTGTTTTACTCTATTGTCAACAGCTTTCATTTCAGACTTAAGCTTAGCAAACATAGGGCTATTAGGATTTAACTTTCTAGCTCTAGCTTTCAAGCTCGCTAACTCTTTTTTCTGCGCAGATAAATACTCGCCACAAGCAAACGTGCCGTTGTTGAACGAATCAAAGCCAGACTGTACTTCATCTATGTTAAAGTTAGAAAGCTCAGCTTCTGTTCTTTTTCTTTGCTGATCTCTCATTAAAGAAAACACATTATACATGTTATTAAGTCCAGAACTGACAGCTTGTATGCTTTTGACATTAGAAGTTCCCATCATACCTCTACGCAGAGCAGCAACGTTAAACTTGTATTTAGCAGGAGAAGCTACCATAGGCGTCGCGCTTACTTGATTTTCTTCAGCTTGATCATATTCTTCCTCCTCCATTTCTTCAAACCTCTTATCATCAAACTCTTGCTGTCTTCTTTCTTTTTCAGCCTTACCAGCTTCTGTTAGGTTACCATCTTTATCAGCGTAACCTTTTTTAATCATTTCTTTTAAAGTATTTTTCTCTCTTTTCTCTATGTCCTTCTTCTCTTTCTTCTCAGCTCTTTCTTGTTGTTTTTTATCTTTATGGCTTTCAAATCCTTCACTTATAGCCATTTCATTTTTTTCAGCTCTATTTTGTAACTCTTTTTCTTTGAGCATAGAGAGCGTATTATATAGATCTGTAAGAGAGTTGTTAAGACCTGTTATACCCATAGTCTCACCCTCAAAACCTTCACGCTGTGGAAACATACCATACAAATCTGCTTGAAAGCCCTGTGCTTGTTTTAACCTTTCTTCAGAGGCTCTTAGAGCATCGTCTTTAATATCGTCGTTATTTCGAGCCATATTACTTTTTCTTTTTGGTAGTTTTTCTTTTCTTTCTCTTACTTAAAGCGGCTTTAGCTTTAGGATCTTTCATTGTAAAAGCACCTATAGCCATGCTAGCACCATCAAATATTGCCTGTTGACCCGCAGCTTTGTCTGCTCTAGCCGCCGCTAGTTGACCTTGAGTAAGACCCATTAATGCCTCTTGTTTAGCCATCTCCATTTGTTGAGAGTGCATCGCGCCTTGACCTTTAAGTTGTTGAACCTCCATTGCTCCACGTCTTTCCATTTCTTGATTAGAGGCAGCTTGTTGTCGTTCAGCCATTTTGTTTTGAGCTTCTTGTTGACCTATACTAGCAGAAGCCTGTCTCGCGGCTTGGGCACCACCAGCTACTAACGCTTGTATATTACCAGCATCAAAGCCACCAGTCTCTTGCATAGAGCTCATAACATTAGCTTGAGACTGCGCTGCAGCATCTCTTTCAAACTCAGCTTGTTGCGTGTTAACCTCTAGATCTTCCATGGTGTTTTCCATATTCTCATACTGATTCTTTGCATCAGCATAAGGATTAGATGTATCTAGACCTTCCATAGCTTCCATACGTTTAGCAAGCTTGTCTTTCAGATCTTTCTCTTCTTTCTTAGCTTTTCTACTTGCTATAAAGCCTGATATACCTTTAGCAATACCAACACCGGCCATTGCTATACCTGCTATTGCTAAACTCATGACTTATTTATTTTTAATGTATTGTTCATAATCTTCGTGTGTTAAAGAAACTAACTGTTTCTCTAGTTCTTCTATATCTGTGATGTTTTCTGGATTTGCGTGTATGTTAACAAACAAAGAATCCTCCGCAGCATATATTACTCTTTTAGACCCTGGTTTAGCTACAACATAGCAAGGAGCGATATACTCTTCTTGAAAGTCTTCTGTAGCTATAAACAGACGACCGTATAATAAAAACCAGACGTGCAAGTGCTTATGTATGGCTCCGACTACGGCTGAATCTTTTTTAAATTTCATTTCCCTTACATAAACACCATCAACAAACGTGTGCTTAAGTGGAAAGTTTTCGCTATGCAAAACTTCTTTTCCTGTGCCTTCAATGTTTTTACCGTCAGCGTTAGCAATAAGAAAATCTTGCAGTTTTATTATTTTTTCTCTAGCAGCTAGAGTTATTTCTTTTTTCATTTAATTAAATTTACTTGTATAATATCACACTTATAGTGCTCTATTTACTGCTTTCAAACATATCAGTACCTATTTGAAACAACTCTATTTTACTGTTAGATTTGTTTACAAATTTTACTTCAGCATAATATCCTAATATAGAAGACATGTTTGCCATGTTGTCTTTGCTAAAGAATATAAAGTCACTTGTAGTAGGTACTTGTTGATTAGCGTCTAAGTCTACAACTATATTTCCACCGCTTGATGTTCTTGTTATAGAAACTATAGGACCCATCTTAGTCATACCAGAATAATCAGAGCTAGCTTGCATTGTTCCACCTTGAAACGTAGTAGGAGTGTAATATACAATATCTCCTACTTGCGCGGATCTGTTTATATTGTTAGTAAATGTTAATGTTACGTTTGCCATGCCTTAATATTATGTAAACTCTGGTGAATCGTGATTTCCTACCCTTAGTCCAGTTTTTGAAAAAACTTGTAAAAAGCCTGTTTCCACTACCCCACCACCTTCGAATTTTACAGTTATCACAAGCTGTTGTTGTACATTAGCGGCGCCATGATTTGTTACGGTACAAGCCACGTCTATTTCATAACTTGCTGCACTGTTAGAGCTTGAGTTTAGTTCAAATTGATGGTTTACAACGCCTGGACCGGCAAACATGTTGTTATTAAAATATTGTTCAATATTTGCGGCAGCTTCAGTATTGTTACCAGCAGTGTTACCTGTGTAAAATGCACCAGCTACATCTATAAATTTATTTCCTTGAATAGGATCATTTACGACAAATCTGTGTCCAGAAGTAGTTTGCACCGTTATTGTTTTTACCGTTCTTTGTACTCCAGCACTACTTGTTCCCTCTACAATACTCTTGTGTTTTTCATGTGAACCGAGTGATGTAATATTACTGCTCGAAGTTACACTGTATTGGCTAGCTGGCGCTGCTATAGTAGCTAAATCACCGCTAGATCCATTACCAAATATTTGTTGAGTAGCAGGACTGTCACCCATATCTTTAGTAATATTGCAAGTAGTGTCAACTCTATGCTTTATTTCCGCCCCACCTAAAGTTACTGGTGATCCTTGAATTATTAAAGTAATATCTACAGCTGAAGTTACTACAAGACTTTCAAACTCAAAGTCAATTTGAACACCTTGATTAGGTGATCCACCTAAGTTGGTGGTTGTAACTTTATGTATATTTGCAGCCGCTCCGCTAAATGTATCACCACTAACTCCTTCTTGGTAAACAGATGGTCCAGCGCTAGGCGCGTTAGCAGCATTACCACCAACAGTTGTTATATTAGCGTTTTCAAAAGTAAAACCAAATTGTGGTGTTATAATACATTGAGCAACTACTTGGTCAAGATTAGAGTTTCCTTGAACGCTAGTAGCAAAGCTTTGAACAGTAACGCCAGCACTAGTTGCACCACCAGTGTTTTGATGAACAACATTAACAGTGATAGGAAATTCTTTAGTACTAATAGGATCTTCAAATTCATCTTCTGGTGTGAAAGATTCACCACCGGGATCTACAGGTATTACAGGCTCGTCACCGCCACCTATGTCTTGAACTGGTTGCCAAATAAGTGACATATCACCTATTATTGCAGGATCAAATGACGGAGGATCACAAGGATTACCGTCAACTATACCAGTTCCCCATTGTATATTATTCATATATGGAACAGTACCACCACCACTTGATGTCGGATTAGCACTGAATGGGAAAAATCCATCTGACATTGATGGACTAGAAGATCCAGCAAGTCCATCAAAATCTAAAGTATAGGTAACGGTTAGCTGCGTGGCTAATCCATTATTATCAAACTCTGTAAAATCCCAGTTTATTTTCAAGAAACCACTATAAGCAAACGCAGCCGATACTGTTTGTAAAAATCCAAAGCTTCCTGAGTTTTGATTATAAAAATCAGATTGCGAAGGAGAAAAAGCAGGTGCAAAGATAGCACCGGTATCCCAGCCAAGAGCTTGTGGAAATATAAAAGAAGTTAAAACATCTTGTGCTGTTTGATTACCAACTGGGCTTACGAAATGATTTCCAACAGAAGCGTTGTAGACTACAGAAAAGCTATTGCTACTTGTTGTGTAATCCCAAGAACCATTTAACACACACGAAAGATCAGCACCTGAGCTAGGCGCAAGTGGGTCAGGAAAAAGGAGTGCAAACTCCGCGTTGTTCATAGCTTGACCAAACTGTAATACGCTAGTTGATAAGTTTGGATCAATAGCCGTTGGTTGAGCTAAAGACCACTCAGAAGAAGCGCCTTCTTCCCAAATTAAGTCAATATCAAAAGGTATATAGTATTGATATATTTGTAGCGCAGTACCATCAGTATCAGCTGCTAAATTAACACTTAACGTTTGACTAGCGTTAGGCGTGTAACCACTTGCCCACTGAATCTGTACAATAATACAGTCGCTAAGACTGCCTGTTGGTAAAGTAATTGTAGCTGTAACAACATCTGTTATAGTTTGACTAGTGCTACTACTTGTATTTTGTGTTGTAGTTCCGTTTAACGTTAAACTATCTATAACAACAGTAGGCGCTGTAAAGCTTCCGTTAAAAGGAGCGGTTAAACCACTGTTAGGATCTATAAAGCTATAGCCTTCTGGTGGACACACTGTAACTTGCTGCTTACCTGTTCCAGCATCAAAACTTGAATACGTACTAAAGTCTGTATCAAATGGTATTAAAGTTTCTGTGTTGCTAGTTACAGTTACCGTTTGCTGACAAGTAACACTTAGCGCTGCGGTAACTTCTGAAGAGTAAAATAAACCACTGTTGGTGCCACCACTTATAGCGCTAGCCCTACCTATACCCTGCACAGAAAACTCTTGAGAGTCTATATTACCAGTACCGCCTCCACCACCAACGTCGTTTGTAAATGTTGTGGCTACACCAGATATACTATTAAACCACTTACCTTCTTTTTCTTTAAACTCTAAAACTTGACCTTCTTGTTTGTCTGTAGTTATAGACTCAACAAACCAACCTGTATATGCATCGTCATTATAATATTCAGCGTCTGAAAAAACAACTGTTTTAAGACCAGCTATACTTACAGCAGTGCTTAAGGTTAGTTGATTACTGCCCGTGTTTATAGCTGTAATAGTGACAGGTGTTAACTGAAGACTTTCTGGTAGAGTAAAATCATCACCAGTTACAACTTGACCTACTGTTAAGCCCGTGGGTATCGATGTTAAAGTTAAAGTAGTTGTTGCGTTGTGAGCTCCGTTAGTTGTTCCAGTTCTACTGTTAGCTATAACTTGAGCTTGTGTACCTTCGTAGTTTATAGTTTGAAAACTTTTAACAGAGCCTGGCGCGTCGTTAAATATAGGTGTTATACTTGAAAAATATTGTGTACCATAAAAGTTATTTCTACCACCAACAGCATCATCGCTATGTAGAAAAACTCTACCTTTTTTAAGAGTGTAATATTCGTTGTTAATAGATAAACCTTGCTCTATAATGTAAGACTTAAAGCTAACCCAAGAGTTTGTTTTTTCATTAAAAGATATTGTTTGAACTCTTTTTGTTACGTCAACAGTAGTATCACTATCTGTATCATCTACACCTAAGTTGTTGTGTATAGTTAGATCGTACTCACCTTTTTTATCATTAAAAGCACCAACGCAAGCCACGGCACTCTTAAGCTCGTCTGCAAAATAATCAGACATACCTATTTCAGATATAGGTGTTATTCCGTCCATAGATAATCTACAAACAGCACCTCTGTCTCTATCTGTAAAATAGCATCTAAACTCATTTTCAGCAAAAGACTCTGGGTTTCTTGATATACCATGGTCTCCACTAAAAGGAACTGCTGTACCTAACACGGCTTTATTAGACGTTACGTTTGTGTTACCGTCAGCGTTAAACAACGCGTCTTTGTTAGATAATATTTTTAAAACTTTGTTTTCACAAAAAGCTAATACATTTGTATTTCTAGTAAATAGCTTTTGTATACTACCATATTCTGGATTTAAGTCTTTTGTTATACCTTCTGCTTTAATAAACTGATTTAAGTTATTAACGTCAGTTTTAGAATTATAAATACCGGAAAATATTAAACCGTGCTTATATGTTTTTTGTCCGTAAGTTTCTGCTGTAGAAGAAGCTTTAACACCATTATCTAATCTAGGCGCGTTAAAATCATCTCTAATTCTATCAGACTCAACACCGTTACCAAAATGCCAACAGTTGTGGAAAGGCAAAGTATTTTCAGAAGTAAACACTAAAGAGTTTAAGTGCACGCTTTCTGTTGCTGTATAGCTTTGAATGTTGTCAAAGAACGTTGTGTTTGGAGAGCTTTGATAACCTAAGCCTAGTTGTCCAGAACCCGGTAAGCCATCTTTGAAGTTATTAATAGTTAAAGTAGATTTAGTACCATCTAGTCTATACACGTGAAAACTTCCAAATCTATCAAAAGAACTAACAGACGTATGCTCTCCAGCTACACCAGGGTTTCCAACATAAACGCCCGCGTTTGCACCAAGCGAGAAACTGAAAGAATTACCGTCTGCAATTAAGCCTGGATCGATACCGTCATGAGTTCCTGCTAAATAATGAGTTGCTCCAGACGTTAAAATAGGTACACCAAAGTTTCTTATAGCATCTAAACCTATTTTCTGAATACCATCTTCTATTTGAGAACCTCTAACGTGTAGTATCTTTGTAGTTAGATCTTCTAAGGCGTCTTTAGTTTTGTTATCAAACAAATGGAATAATTCATTTGGTTTTTTACCGGTACCGTGAGGATCATTATGGCTAAAAGGAACTGAGTCAACAGCTGTAAACGTCGGTGCTGAGTTATCAGTACCATCAGAGTCATAACCAGTTCTATAACAACTTACAAAATCTCCAAAGTTTATAAAGTCTTCAATATTTTTTTCTGTAAGTTTTATAGGATAAGTTCTAGGTATTTCAAAAAAGATATTTAAGCCAATATCTGGATCTGGTAAAATTTCAAATATAGCCGGCGTATTGTAGTCGCCTAGTACAGTTCCTAAAAAGTTAGTGGTAAGATAACTTGCTTCTCCAGCTCCTTTTAATCCAACAACTAAATTTTTAGAAGCTTTTACTTTTACATAAAACTTACCTTTTCTCTGCTTAGGCGGTATAACAACTTCTACTTCATTTTGCGAAGGATCATTTGAATCAAACTTTGGCGCTTCATTAGATATAGCTAAAACTCTAATAGTCTCATCAGCATATCTATAAGCACCACCTTCTCCAGCTCTACTTTTTAATCTTAATAAAGAGTCTTCTTGTATTTTGTTTCTATCAGCAGAGTGAAAAGCAAGCCAGTAGCTTTTAGTAGCGTTTTGAGAGCTAGTACCATCTCCTTCAGCTGGATAAGCTTTAAATAAAGCTATGTTGTAATATTCGTTAGATGTTTCTTTTACATAATATCTATAGTGTGTAGCCCAAGAAGGTATACCTCCTTCTAAGGTAAGCTTAGCTCTTAGTCTACTAGTAGAAAAAGCACTATTAACAGGAGCTGTATAAGAGCTCTCTGGACCAGTTATTACAGGAGACTGCCTGCCAAATCTATCTAAAAAAGATATTCCTAAAGTGTAAGTTCTATCAGATTTTATTGATTTGTGAGGAGAGCCATAATGCCTATGATTAAATTGATTAGTGTAAGCGGTTTCTCTAAAAGAGCCTCTTAAAGCATCTTGCGGATCTCGCCACTCGTAATATAGTCTTGGTACTACATCTTTACCATCGCTTGTTTTTAAATCATAGTCTAACGTGTAGTTACCGTATATAAGTCTATTAGCTGAAACGCATTGAGCTTTTGCTTTTATTGGAACAGCGTCAAAAGGCCTTAATATTTGATTAGAAGGTATTACACCACCAAGCTTTTCAGACTTAACAACAAAAACACCTCTAGTATTTGAATAAGAAAAGTTAGGAAATTTATTTGCCTCGTTTGAAAGACTTTGATTAAAGTTTATTGCAGCTGCTATAGTCGGATCTGCCGCTGTGCTGTTGCTGACTAATTGATTAGGTCCTAGTACAGTTTTAGCAAAGTTTCTATTATCATCGTTCCACTCTCTACTGCCTTTATTTATAGATTCTAACTTATATATATTGTTTTCTCCATCAAACTTAACTAGAATATCTATTTGTTTTACATCTACGGGCGTGCTTGGCGTTATAAAATCTCTAAGCTTGATCATTCTAACATCGTTTTCCATAGCAGAGTTTTGTCCTTCTTCTTTATTCCAAGAATACTTATTCTTTGGTAAAAAGCAAGGCTCTGTAAAAGGGCTTATAGCTGAAAACTGATTGTCGTCATATTTGTATCTAATAGCAAATCTAGGAAATTTATCTTTAAATATAACAGGATCGTTTGGATCTTCTAGACTTGCCTCCCAATACTGCATACCACTAGTAGTAGCTTGCGATAACGGCGTTTTGTTTAATTCTTCGTTTTTATCTACTACTATACCTTTTATAGTAAGTATATCGTTATATTTTGTATACGTGGGTGGAGTTGCGTTAGTACCACTAGTACCACCACTACCAAAGTCATAAAATCCATCTTCACTATCTCTTTCTATGTTAACCACTTTAGCCCCGTTAGTATCGTGATAATCGTTAGTTGGAGCTGACGCTCCTGGCTGACTAAAAGTTCCATTACTAGCAATTTCTGTTATTTGTATTTTTAACGACCTTGTGCCGGAGTCTGAATCTGTAGCAACTGTTCCACCAGATCCATCAAAAACAAGAGCAGGCGTATAGTAACTTATTGAGTTTAAAACTAAAATATCATTTACTCGCCAAGAGTGATTTTTTGTATTATTGTCAGTATCAACAGTGCCAGTAAAAAAAGAAGGAAAAGCATAATCTCTAGCTTGATTTTTTGTTACAGTAAAAGTTATTTCTGTTGAAGAGTCTATAGGCGTAGCGCTGTTTATAGCTGAAGCAGATTTTAAACCTATATTATGCGTTAAACCTATTCTTTTAGTTCTTAAAAGATCTACTTTTGGTGGGTTTAGTGGATGCCTTCTTATTACTGTTATATCTTCTAACTCGTAGTTTTTAATTTTATCATTGTTTAAACCAAGGCCATAATTAGTACTTGAGCTAGCTGGTAGATGACCAAACTTATTACTAATTGGGTTTTTATATAGCAGCTGAGTAGTCTCAAAAAGCATAGGTTTAAGAGCGGGTTCTGCTCCTTGGTTAATAACTGCATTACCATTAGTAACATAGTTAGAGCCAGCTATACCTTTTTCAATATCTATTCTTTTTGGCTCTGTCTTGCCGTCTGTGAAATATATAGTACCTTCAACAATATCAATACCAGTTATCTTGTTGTTTATAGGCGTTGGATGATCTTTTATTAATTTTGTTCCACTAGAATTAGTCTCTGTATAATCTAATTTATTACCTGTTTGAAAATTTAAAAGTCTTTCATTAGAAAACTTATAGTGAATACCACTGGCTATATTAGCTGCTGTCACTAAGTTTGCAGGTATTGCTTTGTTTAAAGTTATTTGAATTTGTCTTGGGGCAGGATTACCACCACCCATCTTTCTTTCAACCTTTAAAACTTTAACACTACCTAAAGCATTGAGTGTAACAGGATTTATAAGGTCAGGAGTTAATATGTTTTGTCCACTTGAATCTATTATTTGAAAGTCAGCACCGGGATAAATACCATTAGCGTAATTCATGTTTCCAGAGCTACTAACTGAAGGATTAGACCCAGATTCTGACATAAAAAGAATAGTAATATCTTCGTTTCTAGGACCAGTTTTGTTATTTACGTCAGTGCTATTAGAAACATCCCATTGATCTATAATATGAGTGGGTGTTCTATAAACATTGTACACATCTACAAAAACTGCTTTAAGTTTATCGTTCTGTGTAGTAGCTTGATACTGAGCTGTTCTAGTTTCTAATATACAGTCTACATCATAACCATCTTTTGTTGCTACTGAAAATGTTAAGGTAGTGCCACTAGCAATACTATTTAATTTACTTAAAGTAATAGTAGTACCGCTTATAGCTGTTACTGTAGTTGAGTGAACAACATCTGTACCAGTAACTAATTGACCAACGACTACACCTGTAGCACTGTTTAACTCTACTGTATCAGAGTCTGTAGTTGTGCCTGAAGATGTTTGGACTTGTGTAGTAAGCGTTAAAGAAGGTGTGTCTGAATATCTGTTTCCTGCCGCAACAATCTCAGGCTCAATAGCGCTAGATAAAAAACTGTATATTTTATCTGTAGCTTCATCTGTAACAACGCCAACTGTTTCAGCTGAGTCAGAAAAATCATTTCCAAAGCTAGGCGTATAATATACGAAAGGAGCATTTTCGTCAAGACTTGCTATTCCAAAAGTATTGTGAAATCTATCGTCTATTCTTAGACTACCAAGCAGTTGATTACCAGGAACATTGCGAGCTGTACCAACAGATGACTCTTCAGCTGTTGAAACTTCTATATTCAACGCATCTCTATATTCACCGTCTGGTATAATTCTTTCGTCAAGGTCTTTGTTCATTCGACCTTGCATAAAATTTCTTTTCAACTCAGGCATTGACTAGTGTTTTATGTGTTTAGACTTACCTCTAAGTATTTGAGTTATCTCTTCAAGCTTTATATTAGATAATCTAAGCTTAGCTTGTCTCTTAGAAGCGTAAGCCTCTTTCTTAAATCTTGCTACTAGATATTCAGGAACATCTGCTTTTGTTGCTAAAATAGCGTGTGCTATATATTTATACATAGCTTCTTCAGCAAACTTGTGTACTTGCATTTCAGCGTCTGTTCCTAAGCTATCACTTATGTATTGTAGTATCACAGTTTTTCCACTAAGATTAGAGCTAAAGTGTATCCTACCTTTTAAATCGTTTATAAAGAAAGAGCCGTTGCTTTGAGCAAACTCTGGCTCTATACCATATCTTTGACCAACTAAATCTTCATACAAGCTAGAGTCATGTCCTTCTTCAGGACTTGTTTGAACAGTGGCAGAAGTGTAAGCTTTAGATGTATTAGATGTAAGTTGTAAATCAATGTTACCATCAGCATCGCCATCAATAAAATCTTCGTTACCAATAGCTCCAGTTTGTTTCGGTGCTGTTGGATCACTAGTGTATTTTGTAGGATATAAAACTTGATGTATACCGTTGCTATCGATCTTAACTAGCTTCACATAGTTGACATAATCTTGCGGTAAAGTCATAGTTAAAGTAGTTGGTATTTCTATCTCATGAGACTTTGTACATTTAAACGTATCAAAGCTTAGTTCTTGTAAAGCTCTCTGCGCGTGAAAAGCAACGTCAGCTCTTCTAACTTTATTTATTATTTTTTCTTCACCAACGTATGCTAATATAAATTGATTTATAATATGCTCAAGTGAAGTAAACTGATAGTTACCATAGTTAGCACTATTACCACTGCCGTAGTATGTAGCTTGTGTTGTTCCGTCTAGTAATCCCATTTATTATACTTTTTCTTCTTGAGTTATTTGTTGATCTTCTCCAGCTGCTATTTGTATAAGCCCAGGTTTGTTTAATACAACGCCGGCTAGCTCTAATATTTTGTATACTAAAGTATTTTCTTCTGATTGATGTAATTCAAAATCTACAGAGTTAGCAGCGTCATATAGTGGATATTCATTACCACCTTGTGATTGAGGTATTAACACATATCCAAAGTAAACCTCTGCAGGTTTTTTAATATAGTTACAAGTAACATTACTTGCGTCGTAAGCCGGTGTGTTTGTGGCTGGAAACAGCTTTAATTTTGTGTCTGACTTTCTTACATAGACAGGCCTTGTTTTTGGTGGATTAAACAGAGCTGTTCTCTCCATGTATAAAAAATCGTTCTTCTCTACTCTTTCCACCTCCACGTCATAAGCACCACCAACAGCGTAGAACACTGTACCCAGCCTATAAACGTCTGTAGGTAAAGTAACTTCATTACCAGCAACAGAGCTAGTAGATTGTTTAAATTGTTCAAATGGAGATATTTTCTCTGCTAACACATCTAGCATGTCAGAGTATTCAGTAGCGTTACCGTCTTTCTGATCGTTCCATTGCTTGATGTCGTAGAAGTACTGCTCAAATATAGCGTCTTGAGCTTGATTAGCAAGCAAGTTAAATTCAAGCGGCGTTATATAGCCCCTTTGTTCTTTGTTGGCAATAGCCAATACTTTTTGATATACTGAATCTACGTTTACTGCCATTATGTTTTATTTTATAGTTAAGCAACCACCCCGAAGAGTGGCTGCTCTTCTATATAGTGATTACGCGTTTAATCGCTTTTCAATGTTAGAGTAAATCTCCATACCTTCATCTGTCTTAAACCAAGCGGCTAAAGCAGAATATGGGTGTTCGTCAAACGGTACCGTCATAATTTTTCTATCATTTGAAGCCCACTTAAAGTAACGCTGATCATTTGATAGTGTAATTATTTTTGCTTCAGTAGCTTTGATACCAAAGTTTCTAAGTTGTACATTATCATCTGTCGTTAGTTCTAAGAACATTTTAGGATTTTTCTTAGCAAATAGTAGTAAATCTCTTCTAAGTTCCTTAGAACTTAAGCTATTCACCTTAGATCCTATCTCTACTCTCATTATAGCTTCAGCCATATCAATATCCATTGATCTTGCTATAGTTAAAGCCTCTACTTCAAACTCAAGCCAGTCTAATTGATTCTCGGCAATTTTCTTTGGCTTATATTCATAGAACATAACGTCTTTATGAGGATGATATAAGCTTAATAGTTTTTGTAAAACCGTTTGTTGTTTAGGAACGTGCAAAGCTCCGTTTCTAAATATGATATGAGAAAGTCTTTGATCGCCTTTCATCTCATCAACAAAACAAGTTTGCTGGTTTTGACAATACTTCAACTCTCTTTCAAATCCTTTTTCTTCATCAAACCAGTATATGTTAGCAGATCTAATAGCTCTAGAAACTGGTTTTTGAGCTCCTTTAAGATAATAGATTCTGTCTTTTATTTCCCAATCTGGTTTTTTAGGTTCAGGCTTTGCTTCTACCTTAATATCAACCATCTCGTTAGTAGCTTTTACTTCAGGTGCTACTTCAACCTTTGGTGCAGTCTTTACTGCGGCTTGTTTCTTTGCCATAATAATATAAAATAAAAATTAAAAAAAAAGATCGGGGCCGAAGCCCCGACCTAATAAATATTACTTCATTAACATAAAGTTGTTAGCACCTTGAGTGATCAAACATCTTTCAGTTAAGAAATGAACTTGCATTGCATCTAAAGCAGATGTAGTAGCTCCAACTGAACCAGTAGTCCAAGTCTTCATTCTACGATCATCAGCTTGAGAAGCTCTGTATCGAACGTGTAAGAAAGGACGCTTAAGATTCTTTCCTAATTGCTGATCGTATACAGTTGATGTACCTGCAGGAATAATAACTCCACGGATAGCGCTAGCACCAGCAGCAGCGTTAATACCACCACGAGTAGCTAAATCGTTTAAGTAACGGAAGTCAGACTTATAGAAGTCGTAAGATCCACGACGGAATCCAGAGAATCCTAAGTTTAACGCCATGTCTTCATCGTTTTCAAATACTCCATAAGAAGTACCACCAGCACCATAAGAGTTCATAGAAGCCAACATATCATCAAATGCTAAAGATGTAGCACGGTTAACGAATAACATGTTTTCTTCAATAGCACCTTGCTTATCAAACTCTGCTAAAATAGAATCGAACTCAGCTAAGTCAGTAGCAGCGTTAACACCAGTAACACCAGAAGTAACATTACCACGAGTCTCTATAGCATCAAATAAACCTTGAGTACCTGTTACATCACCTGTGTTAGATCCGTAAATATGGTCGTCAGTTAAATCCGCGTTAGCATTTATACCACCATACAAACTAGCAGTAGCAGTAGCAAATGCAGGACCTCCAAGCTTAGCTTCAAGCATAGCCATCTCTAAGTAATCGTTAAAACGAGCACGAGTATCAGCTTCAGCTTTCAAGTACCATAAGTATCCTGATTGACCTTCTTCGCCTGTAATCTCTACCCAACCAACTCTAGAAGCGTCTGATCCAGATACTTCGTAGTAATCTTTCATGATAATTGGCTTGTTAGAGAAAGACTTGAACTGAGGCTCGTTAGCACCTCTAGAATCACCACCATCGTAGTTGTCACCTTTCTTGAACTCAGAACCATATACTAATATAGTTAAGTCTCCACTGTTTTGACCAGCAGCATCATCAAATATAGAAGCAGCGTTTAAGTTAGCGAACCCATAAGGAGCTACAGTAATTCTATCGTGAGTAGTTGCAGTAGTACCTCTTGGAGCCGCCACAACAATAGCTTTACATACCGCTCCGTTAGCAGAGTTAGCAATAAGAATAGTATCGTTTTTTCTAATAGCATGATTAGTTCCTACGTCGTTACCATCAATATCTTTTTCAATTTCAATAATACCACCATTAGCATCATCATCGTCGTGACAGAAACCTGTGTAAGATAAGTGTAAACGACCCTGCTCAGACCAAACAACTTGATCTGCAGTCATTGCTTCTTCAGCACCAATTTTAGATAAGAAACCAGATATAGTTCTAGGACCATAAATCTCAGCCTCTTTTTCCATTAAGTCAGGCAGATATTGTTGTGCCCAACCTTGACCAGCTTGTGAAGCTAGGTCTAAGTAATTTGTTGAAAGAGCTTGCTGCCCAGGAGCAGGTTGCACGTTCAACAACGTTCCATTTGTAATTGCCATTTTTAATTATTTTTAAATGGGTTAATAAATTATTTTCTTCTTTTAAATTTAAACGAAGGAGTTGTATCTAAATCAAGAGCTTTAACTCTAACACCTCCGACCTCTACCTCTCCGTGAGCAGATCTAGGCGCCATGTCGATGTTTTTGCTTTGAGCTACAGAATTTTTTAAAGCGTCGGCTTGGCCTTGCTCATAAAAATGTCTCGCTATAACATCAGGGTTCATCGCTGTGTAAATCGACTTGTGATAGTCTGACGCGTTTTTAATCTTACCAGTTTCATCTAAGTGAGCCTCAATAAAATTATTTAAGTCAGACTGCGCATCTTTTACTTTTGCAGCATCTCGAACGTTTACTCTAAATGTTTGATCACCGACTTGATATTCGAAACCTTCGAAATTATCGTTAAAAACTTCATTAGTTCTATCTTCAAAATACTTAGAGCGTTCTTCAGTTACACGCTGATTTTGTTCAGCCTCTTCGTTATATCGATTAAAGAAATCCATTGCTTTTTGATATTCATCATTAACAACTGGAGTTGCTTTAATCTCATCATAATACTTAGACTTTTGCCCGTCTAAATAGGCCTTGGCTTCTGCAACCTGCTCTTTTAAAGCCAACTTTTTTCTTTTAATATCTTTTTCATCATCTACCTCTTCGTCGTAAGAAAATTGATCTTCCATTAAGAAGTCAACTTCTTCTCGAGATAAATGAGGTTTAGTTCTTTCATAATACTCTTGCAGCGCTGTTTGATTATCCATTTCTTCGTAATTACGATTTAATCTTACGTAATCTTCAACGCTACCGCCAGTGTCGTTTACAAAGTCAACTAGCTTTTGAATATTTTCAGGCAATGCCTGTCCTGTTTGCTCAACCTTGTTTAAAGCCTCGTTAGCTGCTTCAACAGTGTTGCTTACTTCTTCTTGGATACTTTGTTCGGCAACTTCTTCATTTGTTGCTTCGACGTTTTCTTGGCGTACTTCTTCGCTAGCTCTGGATTCGTCGCGAACAGGTACCTCATCTGTGTTTTGCTCCTGAACGGCATTTTCTATCTCATTTAATTTGTTCATGTCTAAAACAATAGTTCCATCATCTTTGTAAGATACCGGAGACTCTTGTTCGACTACTTGTTCTTCTGTTGATTCGGTGTTTTGCACCTCTTCTAAGTTTTCATTTTCTTCCATAATATAAAATATAAATTAGTTAGTTTACCTCGGATTAAATGTTTCCATACCGAATCCACCTCCGAGTATATCATTACCGGCAGACTCAAACTTTTTAGGTGGTCCACCTGCTTTTCTTTGTTCTATAAGCTCACTTTGCTGTGAAGCTTGTATTCTTGTTCTCTCGTCTTTACGATCTTCTTTTTCTTTTTCGTTGCTCTTTTTACCTTCAACGTCCATCTGCTTTAATCGCATGTTTATTTGGAACTCATGGTCCATAAGCTGTTTTTTAACATTAGCTTCGTGAACCATTGTTTCTCGTTTAAAGTTTTCTTTAGCTTCTTCTACGGCTATTTGAGCTTGAGTTATAGCTTGATTCTTTTGAACTTCAGCTTGAGCCGCCGCTCGTTGCGCTTGCGCTTGCGCTTGTGCTTGAGCAGCAGCGTTTTCTTGTTGTATCTTTTGATCTTGTTTTACTTTTCTTTCTCTTCTAATCTTTAATAGTTGATTAGCTAGTTTTATATTTTTAATTTCTCTAAGATCAATAGCATCTGACAACTCTATTAGTTGTTGTTGTAAAGCTTGCTGTATGTTGTTTTCAAGAAGTTGTTTTTCTTCTTCATCTGGCGAAAGCTCTAAGAATATACCGAAGTCGTATAGATACATATTGGATATATCTTCTAACGTTCCAACGTTGTGTGCGCCTATCGATTGTATAAAAGCGTTTTTAGTTGGTGAATACTCTAGTATATCTGATATTCTAAGAGATAAAGCGCTTGCTACTTCAGATGTTAAAAACAAACCAGCTTGCAATATATGTCTAGTTGCAGTATTACTATTTGCAGCAGCCATCTTCTGTATGCCAACTAAAGATCTTTCAGCCGGCATGCTACCATCACGAGCTTCGTTAAGTCCGGTTACATCACGTATCATTTGTAAATAGTAGTTATACGTTTGTATAAGACTTTGCATTTTTTGTCCACCAGATCCTGATTGTATTTCTTGTATAGGATTTTTACCAGGATTAAACTCACCGTTTTCATTCATTGATCTACCAATAACACTACCTGTTTGGAAGAACATGTTTAAAGCTTCTTGTGGATTATAGTTTGTTCCGTTACCTAAGTCTATTTCAGCTAGACCATCAGCATCTAAATAAACTCCGTCTGGCACAAGTCTTGACATAACTTGCTGTAACTTCAAATGTGTAATTTGAATCATATCAGCAAAACCAGTTATACGCTTAACAAGTGAGTCAATGCTACCATTATACATGCGAGGCGCTACAATATGATAGTTCATTTTAACTTTATTATAATCGCTCTTTGGCCTTGTCATATTCTTAGCCATGCCCCACTTTAGCATTTTGTTTGATCCTAATATTAAAGCACCTTCATACAGCACTTCAACTTGCTTTTGTAGTCTAGTAAAGTTTGTTTGTTTGTCTTGAGGTGGATTAAAAGCGTCTGTTTTCTCTATGGCTCTTTCGCCTCCAGTTCCAGTTTCTTTAACTTTATAAACATTGTTCATATATGTTTTATAGTTAAAATATAATACTTGAACTTTATTGTTATCTGTTCTTTTACCAGTACTATAACCATACTTAGATGTGCCAGCATAGCTATTATATTCTTTTACTATTTCTTCAAGCTCGCTTTGTGTTAAGCTTGGAAACTCTCTAACAAGTTCGTTAACCGGTATATTTTTTACCTCGCCTACATAGTATATGTCTTCAAAATAAGGGTCGTCTGTATAAGAATAAACTAAATTTGAAGGATCAACGTAATCTATAGTAACACCTTCAGATGTGTTAAATCCTGTTTTAACAGCACCCATACCTATAACTGTTAAGTCGTAGAAAAATCTTTTCTTAATTAACTCGTATCTGTTGCCTTCCATCAAAACATCCAAAGCTTGCTCTTGAGATATTTCAACAGCCTGCTTGTATGTAAGCTGCATGTGCAACTGAAGCTCTTCTATAGTGTTTGGTAGTTGTTCCGGCGGATTATCAAAGACATTAACTTTAAACGTAGCGTTAGCGTATTGAGCTAGATCTCTCGTGTCCATATCAGCTAATATGCTTTCCATGTAAGCTGTTCTTTTGTCCATACCGTACGGATCTTGAGAATAAGCTTTTATCTCGTAAGCTCTATTTGACATACCGTTAACAACAATATCTACAAACTTAGATATAATAGGTACCGGCTTCCAGTCAAGGTTTAAATAGCTTAAGTCACCATTTATTGATAACTCGTCTTTATATTTTTGTATTGGCTGTTCACCTCTAGCATAAAGTCTCAACTTATGAAACTCAACTCTGTTGTTGAGGTATCTGTTACTGTGTGAAAATCTGTCTTCGAACCATTCGTACTCTATAGCTTTAGCTACTTTCATACCATACTCTATTGACATTTTCTCAAGATCACTGACTACTTGAGAAGGAAAATAATTTTTTACAACTGACCCAGCCATATTTAATTTTTAATTATTGTCGATGAATAGCCTTTGTTGTCATACTTGGCTACGCTTATATTTAACTTCTGTCTTTCTATTTTGGCGTTAGGCCTATATAAATGCCTGTTGCAAGCCATAACAGCTAGACCAGAACTTATAGAGGCATCGAACTTAGTTCTTTTGTTTATATCAAACTTAGCCCAATCATTTAAGGTTTCGTTGAAGTATATGTTTCCATACACGCCATCTCCTAAATGGCCAACGTGGTTTTGGATATACATTTCAATAGCGGCAGCGTGAGCTTGTTTAATGTCTTCACTAGAGTTAGGTATACCACCTATTTCTTTTTCAGCTACCGAAAGTTTATTCCAGGTTTTGTCAGGTCTATTCATAGAGTATCCCCTATATCCTCTTCTTCTTAAGTAATATAGAAGTCTAGGTTTATTGTTTTCTGCTAAAATTGGCATGCCATAAAACACACAAGCCATTAATACATCTTCAAAAAACATCTCTGCGGTTTGTGGTCTAGCTATATATTCTAAGAAAAAATGGTTAGCAGGAGCATCTTCCATACTAAACTTTGTTAATCCATGTAGCGCGCCATTCGAACCACGTCCATCAACAGTCCCGCTAATATCGTAACTGTCACAGCCAAAAGCTCCCATGTGTTCGTTTCCAGGATAACGTATTCCATTTTTTACTATTATTCTATTTTGTAAGTTAGCAGGTGGTACCCAGCTTACTTTAAATCTACCTTTTGGATCTGGATAAAATATTACTTGCGTATCTTTTATACCGTTAACCCACTGAAAGCTTCCAACACTTACCGTAGCATCTGTCTTAACACCTTCGTTGTAATCTATTTGTTCGTATATCTTAACTAAGTTAAATATACTATTTTTTGTTTCATCTCTAAACGCGTGTTCTTCAGTTCTTGGAAACTGTCGATAAAATTCGTTTAGCGCATCTTGATCATCTCTTAATCCATCAGCTTCGTTTTCCCAGTGATCAACAACACCTATGTCTATTAGTTCACCGTCGGGTCCATAACACTCTCGTGTTGGGGTATCGAATACTGGTCGTCCATGCTCATCAATAAATCCCTCATAGTTCCATTCCATTGGGATAAACAAAGAATATAAACCAGAGCGTGTTTGACCATTTCTATTTCTTTTAGTTACATCACTATCGTAGTATAACTTTTTAAAGTTATCACCACCTTTATCTAAAGCGTTTGATGTTGAACCCATCATACACTTACCTATAATTCTACTACCAAGACGTAAACAAGTTTTTGTTACACGCCAGTTGTTTAAAATATTATCAGGTCTCTCCCACTTACCACTTTCATCATGAACTAGTAAGTTAAGCTTTTCACCGTCGTAGCTGTTGTCACCAGTATTTTTCCAATCAATAGTAGTGTCAAGTCCAACCAGCTCTTCCTGCTTTTCGTTGGCAGTAATTTTTTTACGCGTAAACTTACTTGCAGGAACCCTATAAGCAAGCTCAGACTTAGGTCTGTCCATACCATCTTGTATCGGTTTAAAGAAAAACGGATAGTTGATAGATATTGGAACAACTTTATCGGTAAACATTTTCTTAGCATCTGCACCACTTTTAGACAATATTCCATATCTAGCATCACTCGATATTGTAGCCAAGTTAACAGTTTCAGCACTACTCATAAATGAAAAACCACTACGTCTGTTTTTTAAATAACACATACCGTAGCATCTTTTATCTGCTTTACACGCTTCCCAAAATATAAAGAACAGTCTATTGGCTTCTCTAAAATCTGGAGCACCAACGTCTATTTTACTCCATTGTAAATACATATAATGGCTACCTGTTATATATGTAGGCTCGCCATCGTTCATAAACCAAAAGCCTTCATCTCTACGTTTAAACTCTTCGTCTATAAAATCGTACCACTTGTCCTTGCTTTCTTCTGGATAATTTCTCCAGTCAAATATGTTCTTAAGTTTACTTAACTCTTTAGGGTAATCTATTTTTTGCCATTTGTTTAATTTGGTTTTGCGCAACTGCAGTGGCAGCAGTGGCAAAGCAATGCGCAAACCTTGGATCTCAAGTATGTTACCAATTTTTCCAGTTTTGCTGATAACCACAATATCATGTTCTTTATTGTATCCATATTCCCATTT